CACTTTCTAATGAGCTACATGGAAATGATCGGGAGCTGGTATATGGCTCAAATAATTCGGGAAATGATTTTGGAGGAGACGCAAAGTGAGAGAATACACTGATCAAGAATTAGAAGATGCGGTTGAAATCCAGCGTGCAAGGTGGATGGAATTCGTTTTAGAGCAGGTTGAAGCTCAAAAAAGAAAACAAGCTGAGGCGTTGTCATGAGCGCATGCTCAAATTGCCCTTTTAAAAAATCCACAGCTCTAATCGGTTCTCCTGACTGGCTCAGAGATGTTTTTGATATGCACACGCGTGATAAATTTTTTCATCATACCTGCCACAAGACTGATCCAAAAGCCGATGGATATATGGGCGCAAAGAAGAAAACCGAGTGCGGTGGGCATATCATCATGATGATCAATGAACAGCAAAATACACCAGGGCGCGGCGGCGTTTACAATAGTATTAGTGAACTGGTGGAAACTTATCTAAAGCATTGGCTTGGAGAGAAAAAATTCAAATCAATGCAAGATCAGGCGAGGTTAAAACATGCGAGTCATTGAATTAAAACAAAATACACCAGAGTGGCATTCTTGGCGACTTGACGGTATTGGTGGCTCTGATGCTCCAGTGATTGAAGGTTCAAGTCCTTATTCAACGCCACGGCAGCTTGCAATCATTAAGCGAGATCGAATTGTTTCAGAAGACTCTGAGAATGAATTTATCTTCGCAAAGGGCCATAGAACAGAATCATTGGTTAGAAAAAATTTCGCAGAGCTCACAGGAATAGTGATGGAACCTCTTTGCGCAGTTCATGATAAATTTGATCACATTCGCACATCGATGGATGGATTTGATAAGGTAAAATACGGCGTCTTGGAAGCAAAACTTGTCGGTAAAGCTGTTCTTGAAGAGGCCCGTGAAGACGGGAAAGTTCCGCGCCATCACTTCGTGCAGTTACAGCACAACATGGAAGTCGCAGGAGTTGATCTTGGACAGTGGTATGGTCACAACGGAAGTGATAACGGCATTCTCATTGAAGTGAAAAGAGATCCAAAGTTTATCAGTGAGCAGCTTCAAAAAGAGCACGATTTTTGGGGCATGATTAAAGAGGGAAAGCTTCCGCCTCTTACAGACCGTGATGAGCTTATTCCTGAGGATCTAGCGCTTCTTAACGAAATTTATGAAGCCAAGGTTCTAATGGATAATGCCAAAGAATATTTTGAAAGTTTAAAGGCAAAGCTTGATTCTTACGGACACCCAAAACTTCGCGGTGCCGGCATCGTGGCTTATAAGGCTGGAAAAAATGGTTCTATCGATTACAAAAAGATTCCTGGTGTAAAACGCAGACTTGAAAAATATTCTGAAAGATATCTTGAAAAATTTAGATCAGCGCCGAGCGAACCTTCTTGGAACGTTAGCATTGAGACGAAAGAGAAGAAAAATGGAAAAGTCTAAACAATTAGTCGAAGCGCGTTCTTATAATCAAGGCACTCTCGTTGTGACTGAAGAGGATGTCTCTGCGCTTCAGAAGCTCAGAGCTCTCTTAAAGAGATTTATTAAGTCCCAATTGGTCGAAGCGAATTTCAAAGACAAAAATGCTCCTGATTATGGTCAGGGTGATTACGGCATTATCGAAGGCACTAAACAGATGTCTCTCCTAAAGCCGGGGTCTGAAAAACTTTTGAATCTCTTCAAATTAGGCTGCAGGTTTAGGAAGGTCGATAGTTTAGTTGATTTTGATAAAAACATTGCTTGGTTTTCCTATAAGTGTGAGGTTTACGCACTCAATCGTCCTGATGTGATTATCGCTGAATGTGATGCGATGATTTCATCTCAAGAAAAGAAATATCGTGAAAGAAATGTTTGGGTGAAAACCAAAGGTGGCGGATCTGAGCAAAAGAAGGAAGCCACTCCGATTGCTGATATCCTAAATACTCTCGTAAAAATGGTTCAAAAGCGGGCCATGGTTGGAGCTACTATTATCGCAACAAGTGCCTCTGATTTCTTTTCTCAAGACATGCTTGATGAGATCGATCCAAAAGATGAAGCTCCTGGTGAGGAGTCTTCTAAAGAGAAAGAATCACCTCGAGATGTTTCGCCGGCAGGTGAGCCGCCACTCCATTGTGGAAAAAAAATGATGGTCAGCAGATATCCCAACAAAGACGGGGACCGACAAGGCAAAAAAGATTGGTATTGCGTTCAATGCAAAGCTTCTCTGCCGAGGGAGCCGCAATAATGAAAACAAAAGAACATGACAACATAGATAAAGATTTGAGCGAAATGATTACCAAGGCCGCTTACGACAACATTACAAGCATTGGAACATTTGTCTTTGATTCCCCAATCGGAGATCGAATTGTGAAAATCACAGTCGAGCCCACTGATAAAGAATTAGAGGATTGCCCAATCTGTTTAAAAGTTAACTGCGATCCTGATTGCGAAGCTTATGAGGACGGTTATATATGAAACTAATCCCAATGAAAATTCCGAGAAAAGCCAAAGTAATTATTTTCGAAATCACCATGGCTTTGCTTTTGGCGTTTTTGTTTACGTGGGTTTATGGAGTTATGGTTGAGAATTGATCATTTGAAGAAAGCCGCTGGAGCTGTTTCGTTGCGTGATGAAACAACCGTTAAGCTGGTGTTCCGGCGGCCTTCTTGAAGTGAGCGGCGTGAAAAGCTGTGGCGAAGATACACTTAAAATCCCTGCGACTCTTCGGACGAGGGAGCCACAGCAGACACGCACTGGACAGAGTGCACGTTAGCTATCCCTAGCAGGCACGGCTGGGCGAACCCCGGTAAAGCGGATAGCACAGGCTCACCTCAACTTTAAGGGGGAACGTTTATGGCAGCAAAGAAAACAATTTTAGAGCGGGAATGGTTATCGACAACCGATTGTGCAAATAACATGGGTTGTTGCACGGAAACTATTCGTAGAGACATTAAGTCTGGAAAGTTAAAGGCGCAAATGTTTAAAGGTGATTACGCAATTCATGTGAATGATTTTGCTGAATACAAAGCAAGAGAAATAAGACCAATCCCAGATGTCTAATCTTAAAAAACACCTCGACAAAAAAGGCAATCCAAGTGCTGCGCATCTTTATATCGATGCGAAGTCGGGTATTTTTTATGCCGTTATCAACGTAAATAAGAAAGTCGAAAAGGAATCTCTCGAGACGAAGAATTACATCGAAGCCATTGGAAAACTGCCGGCAGCTCTCGCAAGGCTTACAACTGCGGACCCAGAAAAGCAAAAAGCGGCTAAAGCGAAACTTGCTCCCCAATTGTGTAGGGACTTTTGGGAAAAGGGTGTGATCAAAGAAAAAATAGCTGAAGAGGTGAAGCCTCAAACTTTAGTTCGAATCAAGAGTGTATGGAAAAATAATCTTGAACCATATTGGGGAAACTTACGTCCAGCTGATATTAAGCCAGACATGATACCAGAGTTTATGGACTGGCACCGTGAAAAGCGGCCAGGAAAACAATTCTACAACACGTTTAAGTATCTTGGAAACTTACTCAATTACATGCACCGAGTGGGAGCAATTCGAATTGAGCAGATGCCAAAACTGGTATTGCCAAAGACTGAGATTCGCCATCACAACAAAGTAAAGACGCGCATTATTACTTTAGAAGAGAAAAACGAATTGGTCAGATCTGCCAAGCTCATAAGAACTAAGCTTTTAATTGAAAATGATTATGTGCTTGGGATGCGTAAAATGGAATTGGCTTCGATCGAAAAAACTCAAATCAAAAAAGAAGATGGGCGTTATTTTTACGTGTTAGATACCGACGACACCAAGACCGGCCTTGCCCGCATCATTCCAGTGCCTCTTTATATCAACCCACTTTTGGAAGCTCAGCTTAAAGAGTCTGGTGATTCAATTTATTTATTTCCAAATACGCTGGGCACAAATCACATTTCTAGCCAGCGACTGGATGATGATTGGAACGAAGCAAAGAAGGACGCTAAAATCGTTGGCTCGCTTCGCTTTCATGATCTCCGCGGAACTGCAGCAACGAACATGGCCAGAAATAAATGGAACCCAATTATCGCTGTGACTATACTTGGGATGAGTTTTGCGACATATCAAAAGAAATACCTGAAACTTTCTGGAAAAGATCTTATGATGGAAGTCGATCGTGGAACTTCTCAGGAGAGTCCATGATGAACCTCTCAAAAATTACCCTGAGTGTTACCTTTTTGTCTTTTGTAAAATCACAAATACGTGTTTTGATTGCGAAAATCGGAGAAGGTTGGAAGTCCTCTACGGATCACCACCTACTTTCTGCTAACTCCATAACAAAATTAGCTTATTCCCACGAAAACCAAATGTGGCTTAAACCACTTTTGCCACTATATTCGACCAAAGGTTGTTACCCTTTTGTTACCCTCGACCATTTTTTAAACTTCAAAGCCCAAAATTTAAGCAATGTAGAAAGTCCGAAACGAACGGAAAGGACCTGTTCGATTTTTCGCAAGGAGGAGCACTGTGAGCAACAAGCGATTCACTGATTCGAAAAAATGGAAAGATGAGTGGTTCCTGGAACTGCCCGTTAAAGCAAAACTCGCGTGGCTCTACCTTTGCGACGATTGCGAATTAACGGGCGTCTGGAAGATCAACTATAAACTCGCAAGTTACCAGTTGGGCTTTACGATAAACGCCGAGACTTTAGCAGAGTGGTTTCAAGATAGAATCCATTTCTTCGATAAAGACAAAATCTTAATAGTTAAGTTTTTTGAGTTTCAATATGGCGAATCAAAAGACACTTGGTCAGCAAAAGTGAAGGCCAAATCACTGCTCGAACAATTGGGATTCAAAGTTGAAAATAATAAAGTAATCATCCCCTCATCAGACCACAGTACCCCCACTGTGGGGGTAGAGTCTAAGAGTCTACTAATTGAAGGTATAGAAGAAAGTAGAGATGCATTTAATAAAGGGGGTTCGGGGGAAAAACTTCCAGAGCTCGCGGAAATTTGGAATTTGCATTGTGGTGATCTGCCTAAAGTTATTGGCACAAACAAAGAGCGGAACAAACGCATTAAAGCTCGTATGGAAGAGGCATCCGCCGACAAATGGGTAGAAGTGATTCAAAGAATCGCTAAAAGCGATTTCTGCAACAATAGGGGCCCTTCGGCTAAAGGTTGGAAGGCCGATTTTGACTTTCTTTTGCAGCCTGAGACTAGACTCAAAGTGTTAGAGGGGAAATACGACAATCGAGACTTCTCTCAACCAATCAAAAAAACTTCTCATGAAAACGTTTGGCTTATTGAGGCTGAAAACCTTCTCCAGGCCGTAAAGAAATTCGGCCCCGATGAGGCCGACAAGATTCAAGTTTTCTTAGGCGACGTTCGTTTTGAATGGTTTAAGAAAATCGGTCGCCGGCGGATCTCAGAAATGCCAGCTAACGAGTACAGCAAAAAAGATCTAGCAAAACTAATTCAGTCAGTAGCGGAACAGCAATCATGGCAAGCAAACGCATGAGATCAACGAATTGGAGGTTTTCATGGATGGAAAATATTTTTGGGTTCTTGAGTGCGGGATTGGCCCTCGGCCCTTCTATGCAAAGCCGGATGGGAGCTGGACCTGGAATAGGTCCGACGCTCAGAAGTTTATTGAGCCCGAGGAGGCGAGGGAATTCCGAAGACGGCATCCGGAACTCAGGGAGTACAGAACGAGGATCTATGATTTCAGTGATGATCCAAAATTCAAAGATGAGCCAACGCAATTAAATTTTTAAAAACCGGCGCGGTTAGGGGAGGAGGTCCGAATGGGTCGGGCCGAAACTGAACACACTAATCGCGTCGGTCTAAAAAAGGGGAGCATGTGGAGAATTTAACAAGTGATGAAAAGAACGGAGCTTCGGCTACGCCTCCTAAAGAACTGAAGCGACAAAGGGGACGAAATGCAAAGGTCACCTATAAAGATTGGTCAAACGACGCCGTTGTTGAAAAAACAGAAATGGCAACATTCCATTGCTGGGGCGTTAGGATTGCAAAGCAATCAGACAAAACTCCAAAAGGTCCTCCTGCCATGGAGACCGTCGGAATTTGTGAGCTGGAAAACGGCCAGGTCCGTTTAGTAAAACCTGAAAAGATATTATTCACCGATAGAGCTTAAAAAAATAATTAACAAAGGAGGTAAGATGGATACGGTTAGGTGCAAATTCGTGTGTCAGGAAAAAACAATTCGTGGCTCAGGAGAAAATCAGCAGATTGATTTCAGATTCAACCCTGTGACTGGTGGCTCCGATGAAAATAAAAAGTTCTGGAAATGGACGCCATCAGGTGAGCTTAAATTTAGCTGTTTGAATCCGAGTGTCGATTTCGAACCTGGCAAAGAATATTACTTGGAAATTTCAGAAGCTCAACAACAGGGAGGATAAATGGCTTTAGAGACGTTAAAGGGCATTAAGAAACTTGGAAATTTCAACGTGGTTGTTATGGATGAACTCCGTGAAAAGTTTCCTGAGAAATTCAATGAGTCGGGCGCGATGGATTACAAATGGTTTGAAAAAGACATTCGACCATTTAACTTCGTGTACGTTCGACACGATGTAAACTCACTGTCTTTCACTTTGCAAAATGGACCGGTCAAAGAAAATGGTGTTAACGGCTGCCAGGTCGATACTGTAATTGCGGCAGCAAAAGCAATTCTTGAAGGACTTAACAAGAACTCTCCTTGTCGTGAAAACTCTTCAGCAATCACAAAATTGGATGAAGCACTTATGTGGTTAGAAAAGAGAACGAAGGACCGTGAACAAAGAAATGTTGAAGGTACTTCGCAGTTGTAATTTTTAGGGTGCCTTCCGGTGAGCCCATGGCGCTTGTCGCTGAATCACCGGTTCAATCGAAAAGAGCTGCTTAGGCGGGGCCTCTCTCTTGCAACCCCTCCATAACCTAGGCGGTTCTTTTGGGTTGAAAACTTTTAAGGGGGATTCATGACCGGAAGAAAATTAAGAGATGAGCACCATCCTCACGCGCTAATTCTTTTGCGAGATAGCAGTGACAACGAAGATTATTGGGATGGCGCAGTTAAGCTTAAGATTTTTAATCCAAGCAATTTAGCTTGGGAAGCTTGGACTGGAAGTTCAAATTCCGGTGCTAATGTGGTGAGCTCACCATCGACGAAAACTACAATCACAGATCAAGCATCGAGCAGTGTTCTTTATGTGGGGAAAGCCGACGTTGGTTCTCTTACAAGCGCTCCGGCTTGGCAAATAAAAAAGCTCACTTCGAGCGGCGGAATAACTACAACTCAGTACGCAGATGGCAATTCCAATTATGACAACGTTTGGGACAACCGCGCGTCTCTTTCTTATTCGTGAGGTAAACAGTGGCAACAGTATTTTACGCTAACGGGCTAAGTTTAACTGCAAAATATTCGAGTGGTGGAAAGACCGGAAATGTAGTTACACCAACAGGTACAACTTTAGCTGTAACCGCCGACGGCACGGCTCTTTCAGGAAGTGGACTTGTTTACTCAAACACGAACGACACAATTAAGTTCATTGAGTGGCCTGGCAGAAAGAACACTCCAAATGGCCGCACTATTTCAGTTGGCCTAAGGCACAAGCCCGGTTATTCAGGGGCACCAACAGCGAGACGAGCATTTTGGTCAATAAGTCTTGGAGGGCCGCGCGGACCGATAATTGAGTTAACACATGAAACTTCAGGCAATGCGAACATTACAATTAAAAACGAAACTGCCACGCTAATTGCAAACGCTGTCAGTTTAGGCGCCTACTCTCCAACATCCGGAACTTGGGATGATTTGCTTTTAACATTTGTCGGAACTAATGCAGCAAATGGAATAAATCTTTATAAAGGAACAACTCTTTTAGGTTCCGCCACTGCAACAGGATCTTTTACTTCAAGTTGGACTAACGAGATGTTTAACAGCATCATTCTTGGAGCATCCCAATTAGGTGCCGGAACAATTCGTGGAAGCGTTGATGAGTTTTGGATTTCCGACGGGATTGATGATCCAAACAATATGTCCCTAGTGTCTGGCCCAGGTTCTTTAGGGACTGCCAGAGCTTCTCTTTTGAACGTGTCTTCTTTTGATGGTTCTAACTGGACAGCACTTTCAGCTGACAAGATTGTTTCACCAAATACACAAACACAAGCAGGTGTCTTAGTGACTGGAACAAGTATAAAGCCAGCAGCCTCAGATGTTAAGTCAGGTGTCAACTTCGGAGCCGGAGAGACTGGAACCTACGATCCGTATTCGGGCCTACTAACAACAGCACAATTTTTAGCATTAAAAGATTAAGGGGAACACATGAAAGAAATTAAGCAAGTAACGAGAGTAAGAACATTCAATCCAAACAACCGAGATCTAAAGACGGTCGTTTACAAGCTCAGTAATGGCGAAATTGGCTCCGATACTACGTCGGACCATTTTCTCAGCGCAGTAGCGAATGGAGCTCAAGACAACTACATCAAAGCTTTGGCGGCTGAAATCGGAAATCCTTTAACGATGCTCACAAATGCTCAACTTCTAGAGCGCCTTCTTGCGGCCGCCAAAAATGTAAAATTAGAAAAGTTTCTGGTTGAAACTGCGAATGATCCAAAAATCGGAGTTTTTGAACAAATGAGGCAGCCGACAGTCGCAGTCGCGGCACTCGGGTTTGATTAGGAGAAAATGTGGAACTCGAAGAAAGAAACTGCATCAAGTGTAGCAGGTCCTTCAAGGTCCTGCATACGAGCACTCAGAAATATTGCGGGAAAATTTGCCAAGAAAATCACAAACCGAAACAAGCTGTTAGTGAGAACTGGAAATATCTGAATCGCGATCAGCGAAAGCACATGATCGACAGAATCGATGAGTCTTTGGAAAAGGAGCCTTAATGGGATACGCAGAATACACCAGCGTTCCAATCAGCCGTAGCCAGGAAGAAATAAAAAAAATTCTATCAAAATATGGTGCTCAAGCGTTCATGATGGGTGAGTCACCGGATACTGCGATGATTGCTTTTGAACTTAAAGGCCGACACATCAAGATGATTTTGCCAACCTTAATTTATGGTAAATCAAAAAATAAGAAAAACTATTTGTTAAGTCAGAAAGATGTTGATCAAGAAAATCGTCGTCGTTGGCGCTGTTTGGTGATTGCCATCAAAGCAAAACTTGAGTGCGTTGAGTCTGGAATTACAACCCTGGAGCAGGAATTCATGGCCCATATTGTACTTCCAGATGGATCTACTATTGGGCACTTGATCACTCCGCAAATCGAGGACACTTACAAGACAGGAAACATGCCACCACTATTGGGGATGCGAAATCAATAACCAGAGGAGCTAGCGAGATGAGTACATTACAGGAAAAACTCCAAGCGATAGACCATGCCGTTAACGTGGCAAGGCGAAGGCAAAAGACGCTCGAAACCATGAAAGAGTTCGGCGCTTTAGATAAAGCAAGAGAATACGAATTAGATATGACCATTGATTGCATCCAGCGCGGTAAAAAGATTTTAAAAGAAAATGGCTACAAACCAAAGGACTCCAAATGAACCACGACAAGAAGCGGGATGAGTTAGCGGAGAAATTCTTTATTGAAAACATGCCTCACTTAACAGAGGACGAAGTTAAATATTATAAGGCAAATCTTTACGAAAAATCTCTCACTGCTCGTGGAGTTAAGTTTGGCTGGGACGCTTGCGAACAGCATCTCAAAGAATCTGCGCCGGAGATGGATTTTGAAGATTGTATGGATGCCGCTTCAAAGTATTTGAAAGAAGAATTAGCGGGCATTACCGACGAGGTTGAGAAGGTTCTTTACTTAGAAACATTTACGGCTGGAGCATATTGGAGAGATGAGCAACTGGCCGCGCAGATTGGGGCCTTAAAAAGTGAAAACGAAATGCTATCTCGAGGACTTCAAGGGTGCGAGCAAATTTTTAAAGACAGTCTCGCGCAGGCCAATGCAGAAATCGAGCGGTTGAAAGTAGATAACGATGGCTTAAAGTCAATGTATAAATCTACTTATGATGAGTCGGAAATTGCACATGATTTGATTAAGGTTAAAGACGCAGCCCTAGCACAAGCGAATGAGCGGATTAAAGAATACGAAGAGGCTTTTAAAAAGGAACTTCACCAAGCTGAGGCATTGGCTTTGTCGGAAAAGCGAGTGAAGAATTTGGAAGCGGCGATAAAAAGTGCTCGGCAGTGTTTACCCGAAGAATTAGCAAGACCATGTGCAATTTTAGATAAAGCCCTGCGAGGTGCCGAGTGAGAATCACAAGTCGTTTCCTTAAAACATTTATTTTAGTTCCACTAATAATTCTCTCAATCCCGATTTTATTAATATTTTTAGCCCTGGAATATTTAAACCAGGTTTAACGAAAGGAATCGTATGGCAGCAGTTAAAAAGCACCAAATTGGCTACATTATCCCAGATCTTCCAGATAGAAGAGATAAATTATTTAAGCTCGAAGTTCCTAGAGTTTTGAGGCTTCCAAAAAGAGTAGATCTTAGAAGCGAGATGTCTCCAGTTGAAGATCAGGGGCAGCTTGGAAGCTGCACGGCTAACGCTTTTGCGGGCAATTTGGAATATCTCTGGAAAAAGAAGAAAAAGTTTATCGATGCTTCAAGGCTTTTTATTTACTACAACGAAAGGCTTTACATTAATTCAACTGGCCGGGACTCAGGAGCCAATCTCAGAGATGGAATCAAAGCCCTCAAGAAGTACGGGGTCTGTAGCGAAACCACTTGGCCATATCGGATCAGCAAATTTAAGATTAAGCCGCCGGCTCCAGCTTATAAAGAGGGCCTCGATAGAACCATAGAACAGTATTTAAGAGTTCTGAGCATTGCTGATATCAAACAGTCTCTTGCTCAAAAGCTTCCGGTGAATTTTGGAATTTCTGTTTACGATTCGTTTCAGAGTCCTAAGGCAAATAAGACCGGAATTATCCCAGATCCAAAAAAAGGCGAGTCAGTTGAAGGTGGCCACGCCATGCTCTTTGTTGGTTACGATGATAATGATAAGCATTTCATCGTTAGAAACTCATGGAGCAAATATTGGGGTGATAAAGGTTATTGCTACATCTCTTATGATTACGTCGACAAAGATGCTTCGGACATGTGGACGATCATCGCTTAAATATTAGAATCTCTCGAAATCAGTCCTGCCGGCGATTCAGCCGGCGGGAGCCATCAAAAAATATTAAGGCCAAACATTTAGGGATTTAATCGATTTCAGGTGCGGCTACAGGCAAACTGTGGCTATGCGGTCTTCTAAGGAAATTCAAATTAACATCGAAGGGGAAAAGGCGGCTCAGAAGGCATTCACTGAGCGCATCTCAAGAAGCCCAAGTGATATTAACTTTGAAACATTTAGTGACTTATACGCAAGATACCGGCGACTTCTGATTGCGTTTGAGCTGCTTCAGGGCCAGTTTCTTAAATTCTACAGAATCAAAGAACCCAACAACTTTTCTTTACTGATTTATCCTGAGAAAAACGAGATCCAACTGATCGATCTTACCGACACTGATGTTTAGCGGTTCTTTGGAGCCGGCTTCTTAAGTTGGGCTTCATACTTAAACATCGCCTCTTCAAACGCCTCACGAGCAATTTTGCTAACATCCCAACCATTAAGGCTTCCGAGGGCATAGATCTCATCAGCTTCTTTGGATGGATAGATGGTGCGCTTACGGTAATCTTCAGAGGATTTTCTAACTGGAAGTTCTTTTTTCTGGCCTTCAGTCATACATAAATTGAATCATTTTTAAGCACCGTAAACAAACATTATTTCAACCGTGTAATAAGGTAGTTCTAACCGTGCAATAAACAGGTTTGACTTAATGCTAGGGAACACATTGGACCAAAATCACAGGGAGAAACTGATGATCGCAAAACAGGATGTTTTGGATAAAGCCCATGTTCTAGAAAAAGAATATGGTCTCTCAAAAAGAGAGACTGAAGTCGTTGCGGAACTCATCACAGGGGTTACCAACAAGGAAATCGCAAACACTCTTTTCGTTACTGAAAAGACGGTGAAGTTTCATCTAACAAACATTTATAAGAAACTCGGCACAAGACGCCGTTTAGAACTTGCTGTGAAGCTTGATGAATTACTGGCTTCAAAACTTCCAAAACCACAGCAAGATCAGCCAGAGCAGTGTCATTCAATACTTAAGACTTTTTAACCACGCTCAGGACGAGCAAGGTTAAAGCGCCCGCGGGCCGGTGATCATGGATGAGATCCGGTCTTGGCGAAACTCAGGCAGGTTCTTGGATTTTTTCGAGCCAGGCGATGAAGTTTTGTTTAAGTTTTTGACCTACTTTTCGGCGCGATTTCTTTTGGAGTCGCTCGTATTTAAGTTTTAGGTCTTTTGGAATCCAAAGAGTGACTGAAGCTAATTCTTTAGTTCCCTCATAGGGACCGAAAAGATCGCTGTAATCAGCCTCAGCTGCAGTAAGTTTTTGGAGATCTTCATCAGTAATGGTTTCGTCGAAAGCGTTCATGCTTAAAAGGTTAGCAAGGAACGAACTATAAATAAACTGTAGCTAAACTAAAGGTGTAACCGGGATAAAATTTTAGTATGGCAAAAAAAGAAAAGAGAAAACCCGGACAACCGACTAAGTACGATGATCAGTTCATCGATGACCTCATTGAGTATTTCAGCAAGCCTCCGTATAAGACTGAGAAAAAGCAGATCGTAACCAAAAAAGGTGACGTCGTTGATATCACGGTCGATGTTCCTTCAGACATGCCTACACTTGCAGGTTTCGCGATTAAGATTGGTGTTTCTAGAGACACTCTCCTTGAATGGGCCACAGCTAAGAATGAAGATGGCTCATTAAAGCATCCAGAATTTTCCGGCGCCTATAACAGAGCCAAGGATTACCAAGAAAACTATCTCGCAGTTAACGGTAACAAGGGCCTCATCAACGCAGCCTTTGGGATCTTCACAGCCAAAAACATAATCAAGTGGCGAGACAAGCAGCCAGATGAAGTCGACACGATCGTTAACAACAATAACACCACGGTCACAAGTGCATCAGACAAAGATCTAGAAGAGACGATTAAAAAATTATTGGGGGTTAAGAAGTGAGCAGCAAATCATCAAAAGGGCCAAACAAAAAAATTCCAAGAGATTTGGTCATCAAATCAAAGACTCTAAAAAGAGAAAATAAAATTTCTAGGATTTTGGCCGCTCACTTCGCCGAAAAGCGATTGGAAATTTATGATCATGAACGAAGAGGATCAAAACAAAAACGAAACCAAGCAAAGCGTCGGAGACAAATCTCCGGTTAACTTGGTTGTTTGTGATTTCGCACCAGACTTTCGGTCCATGATGGTTGGAAACATAAAGCGCTACGGGATTAAGAAAGTTGAAGCGGAGTATTTGGAATACGGGTTTGATCCAAGATTTGTAAGAGCCATGATCAAATCGATCATGCGAAAAGAAGGTTGGTAGAAAATTAAGACAGAGTGTGAATCCAGAAATAGGCGTGGATCCGCCTTGGACGCGGAAATATGCAGGTGCAAGTCCTGCCACTCTGACCATGGGGAATTAGTTTAATGGTGAGAACATCTGATTGTCGATCAGAAGGCAGGAGTTCGATTCTCCTATTCCCCGCCATAACTAAGGTGCGTGCATGTCTGGACGAATAGACTTTACAAACGAAGATCACGTGAAGGACTTAAGAAGGCGCATTAAGGTGTCCTACTTCCTAAAGACAGGTAGACTTAGTGACTGGGAAGATTGTGCTCAATCTGTGATTTGTAGTTTCCTTGAAAATCAGAGTGGGAAACAAACCATTGATCACGCAGTAATCGATTACCTTCGAGAAAGAAGTGGAAAGAAAACCCACAAAGGGTACGAAGCCAGAATTGCACTAGAAAATAGTTTAGCGCAAAATGGCGGAGAAAGTTTAAATCGAATTAAAGATGCGAACTTCATCGAGTTCATTCATTCCAAATTATCATATGAAAAACTAATGGCTGAGTTAGAAGGAAGAAATCGGGCAGTCTTAAAGCTCTATTTTGAGTGGGGGCTTACATTCAAGGAGATAGGAGACGTGTTTGGTATTTCGGAAAGCCGAGTCTCACAATTACTTGCTGACATCAACAGATACATTAAGAAAAAGCTAGAGATAAATTTGCAAAAATATTTAAAGGAGACCAAATGAAAAGACTAGTATGGACGCATCAGGATTTAAAGGGAACCTTCAAGGGTAAAGTCACGAAGAGCGAGATTGGTGACTTTATTTTCTGCCTGATTGAGGACACCGAAAAGGAAAAGCCAAAGATTGTAAGCTTTGAATCATGGCAAGCAGCTGTGAATGCTGGGTGGAAACGTAAGTGAGTACAACCTGCAATCTCCATAGCTGGTGGCATGCAATACTTCCGTGCCCTTCGTGTAATCCATGGATCGGCATCGGACCCAGGGATGGTAACATCTGGGATAAGATTAGGGCAATTGAGAAGGTGAATGAGCTAATGAAAACTCCACAATCCGTCACAATGCCAGGAGTTCACAAAACTGGAGTTTATGAAATATCAGAACCAAAAACAGACAAAAAATCTGCTGTTGAAGAATACATCGAAAGAGTCTGTGAACATCTCATGAGACAAATAGGGAGGAATTTAGTGGAAGCTGCAAAAGAATTGCAAAAAGAAAAATCACTCACATTCGAAGAGGCATGGCCAGAGATTAAGGCTGGGAAAGAGTTTAGAGTTCGATTTGAACACGATGGTAATAAATTCTGGACAATCTGGCTAACCAAAGAAACCTTTACCAGCTCTTACACATTTAAGCAGTTAGAGAAAGCAGAATTCCAAATCAAGCGCGAGGCATGGGAGGGCGAAGTCTGGGTAAGTGGGCCAAAGGTAGTTAGTGACTATAAAGAGCTGTCTCTCGGTGATCAGATGAAGGCCTATAAAATCAAAGTCCGCGAGGTGATTGAATGAGTAAGTATAGAAAGAAACCGGTTGTCATTGAGGCAATTACTTTTGATGAGCTCGTTGAGTACGGTAAAGCTAACGGTGCCAATATTATTAATGGAATGCCCTGGTCTTTTCAGTACAAAGGTCATCACATTACACATGAGAATGATCAGTGTTACTTAATCCCGACGCTTGAAGGAACTCACAATTTCACGCCAAACGATATGCTAATCACCGGCGTAAAAGGCGAAATTTATCCATGCAAGAAAGACATCTTTGAACAAACTTATGAGGTGATTGAGTGACATTCGCCATCATCGCAGTAGTTGCATTTATAGCCTGGATATTTTGGGCAGGAAAAGAGGCTTGGGAAGGTTGGGATTGAAACTCCTTTTATTAGCTCTACTAATATCAGGATGCGCGTCTAGCAAGAAGCCTCTAATGCTCGACTCTGAGCAGTTTTGTGTACTTCTTGAAACTATATACAAAGTTGAACCCGAGAAAGCGCATTACGCTTTTAAGGACGAAGATAATGATTACTGTTTTTAATGGAGGGTGAGTGTACGGATTCGTGACGACTCCGATTCAAACAGACCTAAAGCTCTTAGTCTTTATGATTTTTGTCTCTTACGTAATTGTTTTATTCATGGAGGAATAAATGAAGATACCAATTCCAGAAATATTAAAAAAGTTAACTGAGCCGTTTAAGGCAGCTTCTAAGCCTGGTTCAGTGGTGAACGTGATTGCACCGGAAAGAAAGATCCACAAGTACAGACCAAAACAAGGCTTTAAGTGGAACCCTATGCTTAAATATCCACGCAATGAGAAGTGCTATTGCGGAAGTGGACTCAAATTTAAGAAATGCTGCCTAGCTCACCAAACGCTTGCGGTGCCAAAGAAGTTCGCCGATCAAGCAGCTCCTTTAGTTAAGCAGATTCGGGGGAAGTAGTGAGCAAGACTTTTAAAATTGTTGGTAACGACATCTCTGATGGCTACCACACATTTTCTGAGCTCTATGATCATCGTTGCTTGCTTTTTATAAACCTGTGCCTCATGCAACCTGACTATTGTGCCTGGAAGCACGATTATGAGGGTTGGTTTTGTTTATATCTAGAAACCCAGGCAGGCCAGGTCAGTTATCATTGTCCGGATAAATACTTACCACTCATTAAAGACATCATTCATGAAGATCCATCTTATTTATGGGATGGACACACGAGCGTTGATGTTTTGAAAAGGCTTGGGGGTTAAATGAATTTCGCAGCTGCTGATGATTACCTTCCAAATTTTCGAGCTCTTAATGATATCGAAACCGAAGGGTTTATGACTTTAGGTGGAAGACCTGAAGTTATTAAATCTTCAATTGATGTCCCAGAAATTTATGGCGCTTATATTTTGTATATGCCGATATTAATGCCATCAAGATTTGATTTAAGGCTTCCGCCTGGCTTGGAGCCTTTAAAGGGCATTATCCAGGAATGTGTAACTCACGAAGAACAGAAAAAAAAGAATCATTTTAAGTATGCTTACTTGAGCTATGAGTGTTCTTTTGTCGAAGCTGGAAAAACACAGAAACGGCCAGGCTGGCATGCTGATGGGTTTCTAACGAACGATGTGAATTACATTTGGTATTCGGCCCAGCCAACAATATTTAATCGCAAGCCATTTCGTGTAACTCCGGATCATGAGAAATCAATTGAAGAATTCGAACAGCAGGCTGATGAAAGATTTAACTTCACTGCAACTTGTAGATCTTTATTAAGAATAGATCAAACAGTTGTCCATAAAGCAGCGCCCGCGGAGTTCCCAGGTGTAAGAACTTTCGTAAAGGTTTCTTTCAGTGATGCTGAGTACAACTTAAAAGGAAACACGCACAATCCGCTCTTTAATTATTCATGGAAGATGTTTGATCGTTCAGCCGTGAGAAATCACCCAACTCTTAAGGAAGTTGATAGTGTTCCAGAAGATTTTGACGAAGGCGATTTTTAATCCCAAGGAGGAATAATGAAAGCAAAGTTTGCAGTCGGTGATATTTTAGTTTGTTCAATTACGGCCTTTAAAAGAACCAAAAAGGGAAATTTTGAAGACGTTCCTGGAACTCGTTCATTTGGAATGGTTCAGGATGTCACAGAAAATCCTGATTCAGTTCAGTATGAAATCGACACGATCCACGGAGTACGAACAGTGGATGAGACTACAGTCGTTGGAAAGCTTAGCATAATTAAATAAGGAGTGAACTGATGCTTTTTAAGAAGACTGATAAAGATGCAAAGATTGAAGAATTAGAAACAAAACTAAAAGCTGCCAACGAACTGGTAGACCGTTACCGCAATAAAAGCAGTGAAAACTACAATGATATTTATATGGCGCAATTGTCAGCGCAACAAACTGTGCGAGATGAATATGTTACTCATCTGAGAGAGATGATTATGGCGGTTTGGGGAAAACTTAAAGAACATGATATTAAGTCCATTGATTTCAAGGACCAGTATTTGGAATTTCGAATCGAGCAGAAATAATGGGCTTACGGGATAAATATTCATTCGAAGTAATCACGCGAACTCATTGCACAGGGTGCGGAAGCGTTTTCTCAATCAGACAAACAATCGGTCCTGGTCAATATGGTCCTCATGAAGCTTCCGACCTAATTGAATACTCAATGAAGGTTTTATTAGAAGCAAAGTGCGTCAACTGTCATTCAGGATTAAAGCCATTGGAATGGTTTGAAGAAGTAAAAGAAAAGAAGCTTAAGAAAGTCCGATAATGATCGAAGACAAAGAGCTCTTAGAAAAGCGCCTGGCGGAAATGAGTCGCGAAGAAAAGATCGCGCTTGCGCAGGCATTGGAAGAGCAGGAGAGAAGGAAAAAGGAGCGAAAGTTCTTCACTTATTATCCTGATGAAGGACCACTTCGTCGTGAGCTTTATCCGAAACATGTAGCATTCTTCAAAGCCGGTGCTTCTAAAATCGAAAGACTATTTCTTGCTGGTAATCGCGTTGGTAAAACGGAAGGTGCTGGTGGGTTTGAAACCACATGCCATTTGACGGGCCTCTATCCGGCCTGGTGGGAAGGGAAAACCTTTACGCGTCCAATTGACAGTTGGGCCGCTGGAGACACAAAGGAGACTGTTAGGGATATTATCCAATTAAAGATGATGGGCAATATCGCAAAGGGCGAAATTGGTACCGGCCTTATTCCGAAGCATCTAATTGTAGACTACTCAAGACGACCTGGAATCTCTGACACTTTAGATTCGGTGTTTGTAAAACATGTAACAGGCGGGGTAAGTCAGCTTTCGTTTAAGTCTTATGATCAGGGAAGGATTTCGTTTCAAGGAACAAAGAAAGATTTAATCTGGCTTGATGAGGAGCCGCCACTTGATATTTACACCGAGTGTTTACTTCGAACTACGGATACCGCAAATCCTGAAATAGCCGAAGAACAAGGCTTAATGATTCTAACTTTTACGCCACTTGAAGGTATGTCAGAAACAGTTATGTCGTTTCTTCCTGGTGGTGAAATTGTCGACCGCGAAGAGGCTTCGAAGTACGTCGTTATGGCCACATGGGACGATGTTCCGCATTTATCGGCAAAAACCAAAGAGATCATGTGGAATGCAATTCCACCTTACCAGAGAGATGCGCGTTCAAAAGGGGTTCCACAACTTGGATCAGGCGCGATCTTTCCGGTTCCGGAATCTGATATCACAGTTGATCCGTTTGATATTCCACCTCATTGGCCAAGAGTTTACGGCATGGATGTCGGTTGGAAAAGGACCGCTGTAATTTGGGGTGCTTGGGACCGGGAGAACGATGTTGTTTACTTATATGCCGAGCACTATAGAGGCCAGGCTGAGCCAAGTATTCACGCTGAAGCGATTAAGGCAAAGGGTGATTGGGTTCCTGGTGTAATTGATCCAGCCGCTCGTGGAAGGTCTCAAAAGGACGGCTGGAAGCTTCTTGAAGATTATAAAGATAACCAAGGTCTCGATATTGAAACTGCATTCAATGGTGTTGAATCGGGCCTTTATGAAGTTTGGCAGCGGCTTTCAACCGGGCGCCTAAAAATCTTCCGAAGTTTGAGCAATTGGCTTTACGAGTACAGACTGTACAGACGTGACGACAAAGGAAAAATCGTAAAAGAAAATGATCACTTAATGGACGCGACAAGATACTTAATCATGTCAGGCCTTGAGCGCGCCAAAGTAAAACCTGTAGATCGTCCAAAGAACACCGACGAATTCGGCTTTGGATCTGGTGGAAGTAGTGGCGGCGGATGGATGGGCGGTTAATGTTACGTATCGTTACATGTAACTTTACTTTCTCCTCAATTCCAAGCCGTTAAAAAAATCTCGCCATTTATTAACCTGCACGGTGCGCTCAATTTCAACAAGTTTATGGGCGAATAATCTTAAATCCCACTCCCTTTTGAACTCTAATTTTCCTTCAAAAGAATTTAGCCTGTCCATTGCCTCTTTGAACTTTGGATCAGATTCAGTCCAGCCGACACGCTCGTATTCCCGGTAATAGAGAATCGCGGCTCTCATGTAATCCTGCTCAAGCGCAGGAAAACTTCGAAGCTCTTTAATTATCTTTTGTCTTAATTCTGGCGGAAGTTTTCCAAGCTTCAGGCTTATTTGCATATGAAGATTCCATACCTTAAATCCAGCAAAAAACTAAAGATTTTCTATAACTATTTTAAAGTTATTTTTCCCTGATTCTTAAAGTCAGTGGCAAATTCCCCAATACAAACTGAAGACGCTAATGAGAAGGTCGAAAAAGGCTCCGATGAGGAGATTTTAGCCGTTGCGCGTAAGCGCTTTGAGATTGCTGAAGAGGCTTGGTCGGAAATCCGCCAAAAAGCTCTCGAGGATCTCGAATTCTTAGCCGGTGAGCAGTGGCATCCAAACGACAAACAACAGCGCCTTGAAGATGGCCGCCCGATTCTAACAATCAACCGATTACCTCAGATCATGCAGCAGATCACAAATGATCAGCGCCAAAACCGTCCTTCCATGAAGGTTTCTCCTGTTGATGATAAGGCCGACGTTGAAGTCGCCAAAATTCTCCAAGGCTTACTTCGCCACATTCAAGTTAACTCTAATGCCGATGTTGCCTACGACACAGCTTTCGAAGGTGCCGTTGGTCCGGGTTTTGGATTTTTCAGAATCAGAACAGACTACTGTGATCACACTTCCTTTGATCAAGAAGCTTTGATTGAAAGAATTCGAGATCACTTCTCAGTGTTACTTGATCCTTTCTCTAAAGAACCAGATGGCAGTGATGCTAACTGGGGTTTCATCTTTGAAGACGTCTCTAAAGACGATTATGAGGCAGCAAACCCTGGCTCAAAGCTCAATCAAGAAAACAACTGGGACACATTAGCAAGCCAAGCTCCGACTTGGGTTAATGGAAGATCCGTTCGCGTTGCTGAATATTTCTATAAAGAATTTGTTGAGACTGAAATTGTTCTCTTAAGTGACGGGAAAACTTACGAAATAGACAAAATCCCGCCAAATCTTGAACCAGGTCTTCAGATCATGAAGCGCCGTAAGACGATGAAGCCCATTATCAAGTGGTGCAAAATCAACGGCCTTGAAATCTTAGAAAAAACTATTTTCCCAGGTCGATTTATTCCAATCATTCCAGTTTACGGCAAAGAGTATTTCGTAAACGGAAAGCGAATCATCGAAGGCATGATCAGAAATGCCAAAGATCCGCAACGAATGTACAACTACTGGGCTACAGCTGAAACAGAGATGATAGCGCTTGCTCCTAAAGCGCCTTACATCATCGCTGAAGGCCAGATCCCGCCTGAATACGAAAATCAGTGGAAAACAGCCAATAAAAAGAATCACGCGTTTTTACCTTACAAAGCGACATCCATTGCTGGAATCGCAGTTCCGCCACCTCAGAGAAACACTTACGAGTCACCAGTTCAAGCCATCACGAATGCAAGACTCCAAGCTTCTGAGGACATGAAAGCTACGACCGGAATTTATGATGCAGCCCTCGGCGCTCGTTCAAACGAGACCTCCGGAGTGGCAATCAATTCTAGAAAGCACCAGGCGCAAACTTCAAACTTCCACTTTGTCGATAACCTAACAAGATCTCTTAGACATGCAGGAAAAATCTTAATCGAAATTATTCCTGTTATTTACGATGCGACTCGCGCTCAGCGAATCATTGGTGACGACGGCGAACAACAGATGGTCGTCCTAAATGGATTATTTAAAAAACCAAACGGTGAACAAGTCATTACCGATCTTAGCATTGGTAAATACGACGTTGTCGTTGAGACTGGTCCTAGTTTTGAAACTCGCAGACAGGAAGCTGTCGCCTCTCTTCTTGATTTCATTCAAATTTATCCAGCAGCTGCTCAATTCATCGGTGATCTTCTTGCAAAGAATATGGATTGGCCAGGTGCCTCTGAGATTTCAGAGCGCTTACGTAAGATGATTCCTCCGGGAATTGTTGAGGATAAGAACCAAAAACCAATTCCGCCTGAAGTTCAAGCTCAGATCCAACAGCAAATGCAACTGATTCAGCAGTTAACTGAGCAGTTGAAACAACAAAACGAAATCGTAAATCAAAAACGCATGGAACTCGAATCTCGTGAGCGTATTGAGCTTATGAAGATCGAACGCGACTACAAGCTTGAGATCTTAAAGATGCAAGGTTCAGCCGCGAACTCTCTTATGGAAAGAGAGTTTCAGCAAATTGATCGACGTGAATCCCTTCTGAATATCGATCAGCCAATTAATCCAAATCAAAGTTTTAACGGGATGGGCCCTGATCAGGCTCCGCCTGCAAGTGAACCACAACAACCTACCGGCGGGTTACCACCGGGTCAATTCATGGGGGAGTAAACCATGTCAGATGTTGAAGTAGTGTCTTCTGATGTTCAAGAAACATCAGTGGAACAAAAACCAAAATCCGCGCCAGCTGAATCAAAAGTTCAGAAAGGCGAAAGCAAAGAAGCATCGGAAACTTCTGAAGATCTTGAGCAAGAAGAGGAATCTGACTCTCAAGATGAGAATCAAAACCAAGAAGGTGATGAAGAATCGCAAGAAGGTAAAGATAAAAAGCCAAAGAAAAATGGCGTTCAAAAACGTATTAGTAAGTTGACCAGAGAAAAAGCTGATCTTCAGCGACAACTCGAGTACGAGCGCTCCCTTCGCAATCAAAGCAAAGGTGATCGTGAGGAAATTCAACCGAAAGACAAGAACAGCCAGGCGCAAGCAGCCGATGGCCGTCCTGATCCTAACAACTATGAAACGAATGCCGAGTATCTCGATGCATTAACGGACTGGAAGTTAGAACAAAAGGAAAAGGCCAAAGAACAGAAAGCTAAAGAAGAAGATCGTCAAAAAGCAGAGCAGAAACGACTTTCAGATCACCAAAAAAGAATTGCTGAATTTGCGAAAGTTCAGACTGATTTTGCGGAAGCGTTTGAGTCGTTTAAAGATGCTCTAGGTCTTGATGAAGACTTCCGCGTTTCAAAAGGGCTCGATGATGCCCTTGTTGATAACGAAAACGGTCCTGCAGTTATGTACGAACTTTTCAAAGATCCTGAATTGTTTGAGCGCATAAATGCAATGAGCCCTATAGCTGCTGCTCGTGAAGTTGGAAAAATCGAAGCCCGTCTTGCAAACGCTTCTGAATCTAAAAAAGAAAACAAAAAACTAACCAATGCTCCGTCGCCTATTACTCCTGTCAGCGCCAAAGGTGGCTCTGCAGTGAGTAAGTCGCTTGATGACATGGAATATGAAGAATTCAAGCGCGTAAGGCATGAGCAGCTACGAAAGAGGAGATAATTTAAATGTCTAATACAATTTTAACCTCGAGTATGATCGCGAAGGAATCTTTGCGTTTACTTGAGAACAACCTAGTGTTTGCTCGCGGTGCTTACCGCAAATTCGAAAAGGAATTCGATCAAGATCGTAAGATCGGTGATACGGTTTCTATCAAATTACCGGCTCGCTACACTGTTCGTTCTGGTACTACAACAAGTATTCAGAACCACGTAGAAGAGTCTGTAAGCGTTCAGTTGAACTCTCAAAAAGGTATCGACGTTGAATTCACATCAAAAGAATTAGCGTTAAGCCTTGATGATTTTTCTAAGGACGTTTTGGCTCCGCAAATTGCACAATTGGCAAACCAGATCGATTATGACGGTCTTTCTCTTTACTACGGAATTCCAAATGCAGTAGGTACTCCAGGCACTATTCCAACTGCTTTGAAAACTTACGCTCAAGCCGGCGCTAAGATGAGTAACGAGTCTGCACCTGTTGATGATCAGCGTTCAATCGTACTTGATGCTTTAGCTCAAGTTGAATTGATCGACTCTCAAAAAGGTTACTTCCACGCTAGCGAAGAAATTAAACAACAATATCTTCGTGGTATGATGGGAACTGCTGCAGGTTTCGACTTCGCAATGTCTCAAAACGTTGCTGTTCACACAGTCGGCGCCTATGTCGGGACTCCACTAATGAACGGAGCAACTGCTGAGGCTGCTACATCGTTAGTGACTGACGGTTGGACTGGTTCAGTAACTGGTTTGCTTAAAAAAGGTGATGTTATCACTATCGCTGGTGTTTACGCCGTAAACCCAATGAATAAGCAAAACACAACTCAGCTTCGTCAGTTCGTTGTAACTGCAGATGTAAACTCAACTGCCGGTGCAGCGACTATCCCTATCTATCCTGCGATCTACACTTCGACTTCAGGTGCTAAACAAAACGTTACTGCACTTCCTGCAGATAACGCAGCGATCACAGTTTTGGGAGCTGCTAGCACAGTTTCTCCTGCTCACATCGCTTACCACAAAACAGCCTTCGCGTTAGTGACTGCTGAACTTCCACTTCCAAAGAACATGGACATGGCAGGTCGCGCATCTTCTAAAGGTGCCGGTCTGTCAATCCGTTTCGTACGTGGCTACGACATCACAAACGATAAATTCGTTTCTCGTTTGGATGTTCTTTACGGATGGAAGCTTGTTCGTCCTGAATTCGCTTGCCGTATCCAAGGCTAACGAACCAACCCCGGGGAGAAATCTCCGGGGCCTTTTCAAAAGAGCTTCAAAGAGGAGCTTTTTTCAAAGGGAGGGATCATGGACGGTGTTTACCCTAAATGGATTTACCACAAAACAAAGCCAGCAATTTTAGTGAACTCAATTGAAGAGCACAAGGCTGCCGGTAAGGGTTGGAAAGAAAGCCCAGCTGATTTTGAGCAGCAGACTTACAGAGAATACCAATCTGAGTGGGAATCAAAAGAAGAAAAAGCTGCCAAAGATCAACCGCCACAAAAGGAAGAGTAGTGACTGTAAGAGAGCTTCTAACAGGAACCTTAAGACTGATCGGGGCCATTGCAAGTGGAGATACACCTTCTAGCGATGACATCAACGATGCGCTTTCGTCCTTTAATATGATGGCCGAATCATGGAGCGCAGATGGTCTTTTGATTTCAAAAGTCACAATAGAAACTTTCACGATTTCATCTGGTCAGCAAACTAAGTCTATCGGTAAGAGCTCAGCTGATTGGGACACCTATAGACCAACAATGCTTTTAAATGCCGGCGTAATGGATGGAACAAACGAAATCCCAATTAAGGTGATTACGGCTGATGAGTGGAGAAAAATCACTGATAAGTCACTTCAATCGACATTCCCTACAGTTGTCTATCCTGAAGGAACAAGTCCCAATGAGACGTTAAAGTTCTGGCCGATTCCATCTCAAAACTTAAGTGTTGTTCTTTATTCATACAAACCATTTCAGACGTTTGCTCTCGACGACGAATTGGAACTCCTCCCAGGTTACAACCGCGCGATCAAATATAACCTCGCAATTGAGCTAGCACCTGAATGGAACAAAGTGGTTTCACCAGAAATTGCAAAAATCGCAGAAGAATCAATTTCGCAAATAAAACGAAGAAACACTAGGCCCGCTTTGATGGTCACAGACGCTCCACAGAGTAATAAGCGGTTCAATATTTTAACAGGTGAGTAATGAGATTTAACGGGTTCATCGGTCCAGCTTACACACTAAGTTCTCTGAACGTTGAGTGTCAGCGTTTGGTGAACTGGTACCCTGAGCTCATTGAGTCCGGAACTGGCAAAGAGGGTGAGCGCTATTTATATATACCGACACCAGGTCTAACTTCAATTCTGACTGTTGGCTCTGGTCCTATCCGAATGATCTATGTCGATCCACAGGACACGATCTTAGTAGTTAGTGGAAATAAGCTTTATAAAGTCGTTTACTCTGGAGCTACTTGGTCAAGCACTCAGCTTGGTACTTTAAGTACCTCTACTGGAAGTGTGAGAGCAGCTTCAAATCTTTTAGCAAACGGGGACTCCATCACTGTGTTAGTGGATGGATTAAACTCTTATGCTTACAAAAATCTTTCTGGAGTAGAGAGTTTTGGTACATACGCAAGTTTAGGTTATACCCAGGTTGCTACTGCCACGAATGTTGAATTTCTTGATGGATTCTTTGTTTTTAATAAGCCAAACACGAATCAATTTTTTACTTCTGAGTGGGGCTCTTTCTCAGTAAGCCCGCTTGATTTTGCAACAGCCGAGGGCGATCCAGACAATGGCGTTGGTCTTATTGTAATGCAAAGAATGCTTTATCTCTTAAACGAAAGGTCAACGGAAGTATTTACGAATACTGGAAATCCAGACTTTCCATTTGAGCGTGTCTCTGGTGGATTTCTGGAAGTTGGATGTGTAGCGCCTTATTCAATTGCTAAAATTGAGGGAGTTATATGCTGGCTTGGAAGAGATAAATCCGGCCAGGGCCAAGTTTGGGCGACTCAAGGTCTTCAGCCTCAAAGAATTTCGACTCACGCAATAGAAACCGCAATCTCTGGATACGATCAAAACAGTATCACTGGAGCAGAAGCGTTTACCTATTCCATGAATGGACATTCTTTTTATTGCTTGAATTTTGCTGATGCATCTTGGGTTTACGACCTAACGACAAAAATGTGGCACGAAAGAGCTTATAATAACTCAGGCATGCTTGAGCGCCAAAGAGCCAACTGTCATGCGTTTATTCCTCAGTACGGTGTGCACTTAGTTGGAGATCACGAAACTGGAAATCTATATCAATTAATGCCGGATGTTTACACCGACAATGGAACGACAATTCAAAGAATTAGAACAACGCCTCATGTGACATCTTCTTTGAACAGGGTTTTTCATAAATCAATTCATATCGATATTGAAACCGGCGTTGGTCTTTCAGGCGGTGTTCAAGGTGAAGATCCGCAAGTGATGCTCTCATGGTCTGATACCGGCGGGAAATCATGGTCGAACGAAAAACAGGCAAGCTTTGGAAAAATTGGTGAGTACAAGAAGCGCGCCAAATTCCATCGTTTAGGTTCAAGTCGAGACCGCGTTTATAAAGTTCAAGTGTCTGATCCGGTGAAGGTCGTCCTAATTGGTGCAGAAATTGAACTTGAAGCGGGGGTTGGCTGATGGCTTTGAATGCAGCTCCAAAAACTCTCAACGCTCCAGTGAACACCCCGGTCATGGACGACTCCGGAAAACTAAGTCAACCTTGGGATGCCTTTTTTAAAGACATTCAAGACCGACTAAATTCACTCGGCTATGAAAGAGCTTTTAAGCTCACAAATAATCAGGCCGTAGCTGCAGATATTGATGGAATGGTTTTTGATAAGAGAGCAGTTTCACAAGTAGCCATCGATTATCTAATTCAAAGAGTTACGACATCAACGGGTGCCACTGAACTTATAGAAACAGGAACATTTTTTCTAGCATACAAGCCCAATTCAAGTAGTTGGGTTTTAACAGGTGGCCCAACTACTTCCGGTGTCACTTTAACTGTGACTTCAGACGGTCAAGTTAAAAACACAACTACTAATATTACGGGTACCCCAAGCATTTCGAAAATCACTTGGAGACCAAGAATTCTCGAAGCGAAACATTCTTCATATTCGGAGATGGGACGATGATCAGCTTTGATCTTTTCACTCCAGAAAAACATTACGACCTAGTCTCGGACTGGTGGAAGTTTCACGGGTGGAATGTTCTTCCGCTTACTCATCTATCTCAAACTGGAATCGTGGTGAACTTTGATGGAATTCCATCGGCAGCCGCATGGATCTATAGAACTGATTCAGCTTTTTGTTTGCTTGAGTGGATCGTTGCAAGTCCAGAGATCAGAAGAGAAAAGCGAACAGAAGTGCTAAACGCTTTGATTTCAAAATCAAAAGAAGTCGCAAAAAATATGGGTTTTAAATCAATCTTCGTAACTGCAAGACACGAGAGTTTGATTTCAAGACTTACGCAGAATGAATTTCAGGTCTGCGACACTGGCATGAAAAATTTAATTTTTAATATCGGAGGGGCGTAATGGCTTCAAGTATTATTAACGCGGTTACTGGAAAAGGGACAGGGGATGATATTGAAAAAGCCGGTTCGTATGGATTGGCTCACGCAAACCAAGCTGCAAAAGATGCTTGGAACTATCAGCAAGATGCTCTCGATCCATATCAGAAAAAAGGTTTCGACGCTTTTTCAAGTATAGCTAACAACGACTTCATGAAGGACTGGCAAACAGATCCTGGTTACAAATTCAGTTTCGATGAAGGAATTAAAGCTATAAATAACGCAGCCTCAGCACGAGGCATGGGAAACAGTGGTGCGACCCTAAAGTCCCTCGTGGATTTCAGCCAGAACAATGCAGCAAAACAATATGATAATGTTTATAACCGCCAATACAACCGTCTCAATAACTTAGCCAATGTTGGTTTAAACACAGCAAACACATTGTCCAATTTTAGTGGAGCTTACAACAACGCTATAGCTGGAAATTACCAGGGACAAGCCAATAACTTGGCGGGCTCTGCGATGTACCAAGGTAACAAGATTACTGATCTCATAAATTCAGGAGTCAAGGGCGGAGCTCAAGGTTTCATGATGTGTGACCTTCGCACCAAGACAAACCTTCAACCAGTTTTAAAAGCCGATCTTGCAGAGATGAGAAAGCACCTTAAGGCCTACAAGTTTAACTACATCAATGATGAGCACGGAAAAGGTGACTGGATCGGTGTCATGGCTCAAGACCTTGAGAAATCTAAGTTAGGAAAAACTCTCGTAGTTGAAAACGAAAAAGGTCAGAAAACGATCGACGTTAAAAAAGTAATTTCTCTTTGGTTAGCAACTGAAGCGGAGGGGTAAACCATGCAATTTGATAGCAGCATTTGGAACCAATACAGACCTCTAGATATCGCCGGGAACATCTCTCAAGGAATGCAAGAAGGCATGAAAATGAGAGAGCTGATGGACCAAAGAAATAAAAACCAAAGTCTCCAGGAAGCCTACAAAGCTGGAAATGGAGACGCCGGTGCCACGATGAAAGAGCTCATGGCCAGAGGTCACAACAAAGAAGCCATGGAAATGCAAGACCGAGCGAACTCACAAGAAAAGTTCAATCAGGAGAAGCATCTCCATGCACTTGATATGATCTCAAGGGTCGCGCCGGCGATTAAAGATCAAGACTCTTACACTCAAGCCCTTAAGACTTTGGGAGATCAGGGTATTGATGTCAGCAAAATGCCGGCGGCCTATGATCCAAATCTTGTTAATAAATATTCAGCCATGGCTCTTTCTGCAAAAGACAAATTGGCTCATGAAGAAAAAATGCGTGAATTCGATGAGCGAATGCTTGATCGAAAGGACGCGCGTGAAGAAAGAAGAGCTCTCTTTGGTGAACGTGAGAAAGATAGAAAAGAAGCCAGAGATGCAAAGGCCAAAGAAGTTAATACTGCTCAAGCCAAACAAGTTGCAAACTATGAAATGGGCCAAGCAGCTGAACAACAGTATAAAGATGCGATTACACCGCCTGATAAAGATGGCTTATTTGGTGGAGGCTATGATCCAACTTCATCTGGTCAATTCATCGATAACTCAAAATGGGCACCAAATTTCCTAAAAAACAACAACGCTATTAAAGCGCAAGCTGCGCAAGACAATTGGATTGAAACCTTCCTAAGGGATGCATCCGGTGCAGCCATCGCTCCAAGTGAGCGCTCTGCCTATGCATCAATTTATTTTCCTCAGCCTGGTGATCCACAAGATGTAGTTGCCAACAAAGAAGCTCTAAGAAAACAGAAGATGGACGCAGCCTTGATAGGTGCAGGCTCTGCCGGCCAAAGGATAGTTCAAGAGAAGAACTCTTCAAGCGGATCAACAGCTAAATCAACTCCAAAGTTTAATCCGAATGCAAAACCAACAGACAAGTTGATGAACAAAGTATTGCCGAAAGCAAATGCAAGCACGCCACAAATTTTTAAAACTCACGAAATTGAATGGGCTGATTAATGGAAAGACAAGCCAAAGACGGAACAATTTATGAGCAAGTCGGACAAGACGAATGGAAACCAGTCACTCGCACTGCGAGGGACGGCACCGTTTATAAAAAGGTCGGCCAAGATGATTGGCAGCCGATGTCCCAACCTGCTCAGAAAGAAGAAGGAATTGGCACAAAGATTCTTCATGGAGTTGAAGCCGTAGGCCGCGCGATTGACTCATACACCGGAGCTCCGACTAGAAAAGCCATCGGAGCTCTTCAAGATGGAGATAATCCGATTTCTGCTTTCAAAGATCAGTTTGGTGAAAACCCAGATCTTGCTCCAACAGGAAAACAAATTGCACAAAAAGCCGGAGTTCCAGACACTCCTCTTAGTCAAGTGGCTCCGAACCACTTTAGTGATTACCGAGATCCTGAGCTTGAAAGACTTGAAAAAATTGCTGCCGGCAAAAGTCTTTGGTCGGATGAAGCAAAAGCTGTCCGTGATTATTTTGAGAGATTGCCGAAGGAAGCTCAGATAGAACTTCAAAAGCCTCGCAGAGGTGGCGCAAACGATATCACAGCAAGTGGTGCAGCTGGCCTTGGAGTTGATGTTCTTGCTGATCCAACGCTCGCAGCTGGAAAAATTGCTAAAGGGGTTGAGTACGCCGGTAAGGGAATCCAAGAACTCGCTAAAGTTACTCCAATCGTCAAAGACATAAATGTTGCAGCTATTCCTGGAAAAGTAGCCGAAGGAGCAAAATCAGCAGGTAAAACTGCTATCACTGCTTTCCTTGGGCCAAACAGAGAAGCTATTGATCGCTACTTAGCGAGAGCTTCTGAAGTAAAGGGCGCAAAATCAGTCGAAGAAATTAAGAACGTTTTAGATGATACAGTTCAAGGTCTCTTTGATGATGTTTCTAACTCAAAGATCTCCCAAGAAGAGGCAAAAGAAGCCTTAAAAGGTATCGAAGAACACATCAAAGATACTTCAAGAGATGCTAGTTTCCAATTTCGTGTGAAACACGCAGATGTAAAGGAAGCTCTTAGAGAAGCAAATTCAAAATTAGACAATGCCTTTAAAGTTGAGACCGACAAACTTTCTGCAGTTAAGTCGCCAATTCAGTTAGCAGATGATGTTCAGACATCGATTCAAGACCTAAAAAAGAAAGTTTCTCAAGGCTCAAAAGAAGCTTACGACATTTTAGGAAACTCAGACATTAAAGTTAAAACCACTCCAATCTGGTCAGAAATGCAAGGAGTTGCAGATTCAATGAGACCAGGCGGAATAGCGCCACTCACTGAGCAGGGACAAAAAGCTCATTCTACAATTCAAAATCTTGCTGCTAAACTCAAAGAGCTTCCAGAGACAATTACTGGCCCTCAGGCAAAACAGTTCATTCAAGAACTTGATAACGTAATTGATTACGGTCAAAGAAATGGTGAATTTAGCGGGGACGTATCAAATGCTCTGCTTAATTTAAGGAGAAATTTTGATCAGCAGCTTAAATCGTTGCCAGCTTATCAGCAAAAAATGGCAGAGATTGCTGATAACACTCGGTTACTGAAAAGTGCTTCGGAGCGTTTCGGTGACTCTCGCGCGGCTGTAAGTCGATTAAATTCTATCGCCGGGAGAACTGCAGGTGAAGATCGTGAGCTCCTTGAAAAGCTCGGAACTATCACTGGCCGTGATTTTAAAAATCCTGTTTCTCAATTTGAAAGTGCTCAAGGTGTTCTTAAAGATCAAAATGCCTTAGAGCAGATTAAGAGCTCTCTTCCAGAATATTCCAATGCAAAAAAGCTCGAATTAGAGTCTCAACAACTCGCGCGTCCTGAAGCTTCACCAGAATTTGTTGAGTCTCAACTTAGAGCCAAGGGCCTTCCTGAAAAAAGATCGGCAGCCGAATCTCAGTTTCAAAATGCTTCGCAAAAACTTTCAGAAGCTGAAGAAAAACTTAAACCTTATAAGTCCCTTGGGCCTATGAACACGCAAAATGCGATCAAAGGTCTTATGAAAGCTCCAGGCTCAGAGAACATAGAGCTTCGTCGAACAATTGAAGATCTCTCTAAGATGTCTGGCAAAGACTTTGCGAACATGATCGCGGATCGCAGAGCAGCTGATGCTTTCAAAGGTGAATTCAGAATTGGTTCAAGGAACGTAAATCTTTGGGGAATGTTTGGTTTTGTGACTGGTGGACCAATGGGTGCAGCCGGCTCAGCCACAGTCGGAGCTCTCGTTGATCGCTTTGGTCCTCAGATGGCTCAAAAAATCTTAGATGGTGTTTTAAAGATTCAGGGAATGCCAACGCCAATAAAGATTGATGCATTAGCTCTTCCGGCTCCAGCAAAAGAATTTTTGAAATCTTCACTCGTAGAAGCAAGATCTGCTGCAATTCCACTAAGACAAGGTGGCCAAGTCAGAACTGCTGAACAGCCAGACAATTCGGTAAGCCTTCCCAAAAAGGGCCCAGAGAAGTGGGTTAACGACGGAGCAGAAAAACTTAAAGAACATACAGCTGGAAAACTTCCAGATGGAGCTCTTAACGAACTTAAGAAAACAGAAAAAGGCAAAGATCTATTGATCCAAGCCTCTAACTTCAAGCCTGGTTCGAAGGGCATGCAAAATATTTTATTAAAAATTCAATCTATGCAAAGGGGATCATAAATGGAATTGGCTCCGATAGTAAAAACCCAGTTTTTTGATCTGAATGGAAATCCTCTCTCAGGCGGAAAGCTCTATGTTTATGAAGCTGGAACAAGTACTCCAAAGGCGACTTACACAAGCAGAGATGGATTAAGTGCAAATAGTTTTCCAATCACTCTGGATTCCAGAGGTGAGTGTGATCTTTGGTTAACGTCTGGTTATCATAAGTTTGTTCTTAAAGACTCGGATGGAAATACAATTTGGACAAAAGATCAAATTTCATTAGCCAGTGAGTCCGCTCTAGCTTCAGCCTTTTATCGTGGAGTGGTCTATTTAACCTCGGCAAACTCTCCGTACACCATGAGTCAAAGCGACAATGGATATTTAATTAATTGCGATACTTCCGGTGGAGCGATTGTAGTTAACTTGCCTCAACTTTCTTCTGTGGTTCTCCCATTCAACGCGTGCGTAAAGAAAACTACTTCAGATGTAAACACAGTAACCATCAATCGCCAAGGTACAGACACGATTGATGGATTAACTTCAAAAACACTTGCCACCGCAAATGCTGCTGCTCAGTTCGTTGGTTCAATTGCAAAATCTCCGGATGATTGGTCTTCAATCGACCAAGGAACTGTGGGTGATCTATCAATCGTTACCGCTAAGCTTGGTCCTGCCGCAGTTACAAGAGATAAAATGGCAACAGGAGCCGTCGCAAACCTGCTCGTTACTCCAAAAACCTATTTTGTAACTGGTTACACCGCTTCAACTTCAGACGACGTTTATACGTGCTCAACAGCCGGCGGATCTTGGATTTTCACTTTACCTGCTGCGGCTTCATGCTCTGGTAAGGTCTTTAAATTCATCAAAACTACCAATGATGCGAATATTCTTACAATTGATGGAAACGGAACTGAGCTGATTGGATTTGCTCAGACAATGAAGCTGGTTGATCAAAATTCAGTGCTTCATATTTATAGTAATGGGACTGGATGGGACATCCTTTCTTACACTCAGCCGGTATCAGCAAGATATTATCGCGCGACTTCCAATGGTACTACGGGCGTTGCGGTCCCATTGGATTTCCAGACCAAGTCATATGATCCGTTGTCACTTGTTACCACGGGGACCTGGAAATTTACTGCTCCATTTAATGGATTCTATAAAGTTGATTGGCTTTGCGACAACAGTGCGGACGGATCAGCCTATCTTTACAAAAATGGCTCGCAGTATTCAAACCTTGGAAACTATCGAGGTACATCTTTTGGAGCTCAGAACTACACTGATGGTTTGAACCTAGTCGCAGGCGATTACATCGATGTCCGCTGCTCAACAGGTGCGTTGCTGTTTACAAATAACCCGTACATTAACATCACACTGATCAAATAAAGGCTCGGAGGCCACATGGAAGAAATAAAAGCAAAAGTCTCAGTTGATTGGTGGCGGGTGGCTGAGTCTGGGATTCTAATTTTAGTTCTTTCAGTAACTTTCTGGGCCGGAGCAAAGGCTGCGCAAATTGGGACACTCCAGAATGATATTTCCGAAATCAAGTCAGAGCACAAGATCTTAGCTAAAGATTTAGTGGAAACGCAAAAAGAGATGATTAAAGAAATCACCGAATTACGCGGTGATATTAAAGCCATAGGGAGGCAATGATGAACGGGCAAGACGTTTTAGATAAGGGCGCAGACATGCTTGAGCCAGCTGTAAAGGCACTTATTGAGAAGCACTCAAAAGAGGTTGTCGATAAACTTTTGGATCAAGTAAAGGTCCTAATTCCTGGTCCATATGATGATATGGCCGTTGAAGCTGCAAAGCCAAAACTTGAGCAACTTGCTCATGATGAACTCATGAAGCTCGCAGATAAAATTTCACCGCGGGTGTAAAGGTGAATACTTTTTTGGCCTGGCTGAGCACTTCTTGGCTGGGCCGCCTTTTTCTAAATTATATCAAAAAGAAGTTTGTTGAGTGGATCATGTTTCAATGGACGCGCTTGATGAATGCCGCTCGCATAAAAAAGGAAGTCGCGCAAAATACTGCAAAACTTCAAGATCCAAAAGTCGACACAAAGGAAGAAATCGATGAAGCCATTGATGATGCTCTTTCTAAGTTTTAGTTTGTATGCCTGCGATGATCGGCCAGATACAGATGTTCTTATCGTTAATGCGCCTGGTGGATATCTCCGCGGATACAATTTAAAAAGAGATTACGATAAAGACGGCAATCGAAACCCAGACGCAAAACCAATTATAAAGCCTGCGAGCTCTCTCAACGACATAAATAAATATGCATGCACTGACCCAAAAGGTTTAGAGAATTTAACAGTTTCAGTTCGAATTTTAAGGGAAGAGCTAAAAAATTGTCGGGAAAGAAAAAATTAATAGGGGGGTACATGTTTTCCATAAAAGTAGCATTCACTCAGGAACTGGAGCCAGATTTAGTCTCTAAGGCCATCATGTATTTCCTAAAGACTAATTACAGCCATGTAATGATTCTTTTTGAGGATGTCGACGGGAAAGAAAAAATTCTTCACTCAATCGGCCAAGGCACGTGCATCGATGAAGATAAGAAGTATCTGGAGTCTCATAAGATCGTAAAAATGTACGAAGTCCCGATGAAGGTTTCACGCGAAGTTTTCGCCGGCTATGCCCGCGGAAGAGTTGGACGTGAATATTCACAGTCTCAATACGTTGACATGATTCTGGAAAAACTTGGAATTAAGTGGAAGCCATTTAGTAATGGAAACTCTAAAGGAGTTTGTTCTGAAGAGGTTACAGCTGCTGCTCCTATGTCTCAATTAGAACTTCCAAGTGATTTAGATCTTGATCTCATTGATCCAAAAGAAGTCGATGATTTCTTGGCAAAACAACCCCTTGCAAAACAGGTGGCCTAACATGAGTCACCAAAACAATGGCAATTGCCCAAAGTGTGCTGAGATATTTAATCGATTTCCAAATGTGAATCATGAAATCAGGTCTTGGTTTGAAAGCTTTCAGGCAAAGCATCCTGAGGCCCATATTTCCGGTGCGGGCCGAGGGAAAGCAGAGCAAGAACAAAAGGTCAGAGAAGGTAAGTCGAGAGCGCATTGGGGGGCCAGCGCCCACAATTATAACTGCGCAGTTGATATTTTTGAAATGAGTGGAAAGCCTAAGGACATTTATGAAGAACACTGGTTTCAAACGGTGCTAAAGCCAAATCTAACTTCAAACCTAAAATGGTATGGAGAGCCCGGCTCTAGCTTTTATGAACTCCCGCATGTTGAGCTACGAGCATGGAGAGAATTAAAAGCAAAGGGTTTAATAAAACTCGTTGAATAATATTTTGGTTTAACTATGGACTTAGTGTACTTGATACACTTCTATTTTGACTGCTTCTAATTTCTTGATATTTCTTCAAAGCCTGATCGGCCTCATGATCATACCAAAATTTTAGGCCCACTCCCGGCAGAATAAGTAAGTAATATCCAATGCCATTTATAAGCTGTTTAGTGCGCACTCCGCTATTGTATTCATTGATTGGATATAGGCGCTCTTGTTCCAAAGCGATTTCCCGTTTCTCATCGTTATTAGCAGGCACTCGGCAGGACACGTTATCATAGTAAGATCGGCCATAGGTTCCATTTGAATATGTGTTAACACCCGAGGTTTCATTTGCTCCGGAAAGGACCATGCCTTTGTTTGCGCACTGTTGATCATATGTGTAGCCAATGTACGTGGCGCAGGATTGAAGGATAAAGACAGATAAGATTAAAAGCAGTTTCATGTTGTACCTCAAACAGTTAACCATTTATCGACAGAAATGAGTTTAGACTTAAACAGATAATAAATAGGCAACTAAACGGAAAAATTTGATCGAGTAATTCGTCATAGCGAACTAAATAAGTTTCTTTGACATGCCGTAAAATGAGATATGACCAAGATAAAGAAGGCTAAAAAATTGGCTGCTGATTTATTTGAAGTTTTAAGCGAAATAGATCGCTCAAGTATCGGAACCGGTGCTGGAATGAAACGCCCACGGAAACTTGGTCTCAACAAGGTCAATAACAGTGTCCAGCTGGTTCTCATCAAGCCTGGACAGGGCAGCGGTAAGGACTCCAAGTGATTCTGCTTTGCTTTTTGCGTTTCGTATCCCTAATGGTACTTGCGGATCTCTAAACAAATCAGCCTCAGCAACTCCAAGCTTTTCAGCTATCTTCCGTCTCGTTTCGGGATAACCCTGAGAATATCCTGCCTCAATGTCCCGCAAAGTAGGAACCGGCATATCCAGTGCCTCCGCAAATTTTCCAATACTTTTCCAGCCCTTGGCTTTTCTAAGGGCCCGTATATTAGCTGCTAAATGCGAATTGTGCTTCTTTCTCTTCATCTTGGCTTTCTGCATTATATGTACGTAAACTCCATCAAGATATCCGCAAACAACGTACAAAATCTGTTGACATTTGTACGTAAAGTACGTATATTTGATTCCAAGAGGTTAGGAATGCAGCAAAATGATCCCTTAGTGAATATGACTTCACGTTGGGCCAAAAAGATAGGTCGTCGAGTGGCCATGAGCCGCTTGTTATCCCGGGATGTAGCCGCTGCCACGGCTGAAAAACTGTGTACCGGGAGATACAAAAGCAGCCCGCGAGAAAGGCTTGCCGACATTCTTCGCGAAGAAATGGCGAAGGACGGATTTTTCACGGACGAGATGGCCTCTTAGTATCATGAACCTAAAAATTAAAATTGAACCTTAGCGAGCATTAGAAATGTTTGCAGGAATTGTATTGCCTTTATGCAGGAGAATTTTACATGGGAGAACCTAAAGACGCAGCGGATGTTTTTTTCGAATTTCTGCACGAGCTTTGCGGACCAGATCCAATTCTTAGTCGCGAACCGCTTCCATGTGAAATCTGTCGCCAGGAAACTTTCTTTCCAAAGCAATGCAACGCCTGTCTTGAAAAACAAATTCAAGAAGAGAAGGTGGGCGCATGATGGGTTTCAGTTGGCTTACGCCTTTCACAATTATCGAGTCCTGTATGGGTTGCCCTGAGTGCAGAGAAGAAAAATCAAAATACGATGAGTCTTGTGAAAACTGTCTCATTGGGCAAAGCAAATTCGTAACTTTATACAAGCTCAATAATGATGATTTAGTAACTCGTAAACAATTGGAGGGCTTAAATGTCACCAACAAATCAGAATTTGTGCCGCATGCACTTTCTAATGAGCTACATGGAAATGATCGGGAGCTGGTATATGGCTCAAATAATTCGGGAAATGATTTTGGAGGAGACGCAAAGTGAGAGAATACACTGATCAAGAATTAGAAGATGCGGTTGAA